TTGCAGTCCTCGCTTGGCATGCCAGTAAGCCAAGTTAGTAATGCCGATACCAAGCGGCTGAATTTCGTCATTTGATAACTGACTCTGGATCGACAGGAAGTCTTGGTAGTCGAGAATGTTACAGAGACTGCGTTGCAGAATTCTACAAGCCCTACGCATATCCTCAGGATTCCTGAACGCACCCCAGTTAATTGAGCCCAGTGTGCAAAGAGCAATGCGTCCTTCGGCATCGTCAAGACGTTTGAAAGGTTTTGTAGGAAGTAAGATTTCACAGCAAAGGTTACTCTGGTAAATGGTATGATATTCAGTATCAAACGGTCCTTGGTTCTGAACGTTGTCGATAAACACAAGATAGATACGTCCAGTGTCAGTACGCTCTTTGAGTATGCCTGACTTGAACACTTCTTCTGCACTCATGGTCTTGGTACGCAGGTCCCGACGCTTTTCGTATTCCACATAGAGTTTTTCAAAACGTTCAGTGTTGGCATAGAACGCTTCGTACAGTTCAGGTACTTGGTTGGGATCAAAGAATGTTATGTTTTCTTTGTTCTTGAATCGTCTCCAGAAAAATGCGGAAAGAACAACCCCATAGTCCATGTGCCGGACACGGGTTTCTTCTGTGCCTTGGTTGTTTTTAAGAACGATAAGATCATCAAACTGAAGATGCCAAATAGGATAGAATACAGTAGCACTTGCATTGCGAATACCTCCTTGTGAGCAACTACGTAGGTCGCCAAACCACTTCTTTAAAAATGGTATCATGCCTGTGTGCATGATTTCGCCACCACGAATGGGTGAGCCTAGTGGACGCAATCGTCCAATCTCTAGGCCAATACCAGCACGTTTGCTGGCATACTTGGCCATCATTTCGCCACTAGCAAAAATACTATCCAGGTCATCATCACTGCGAATGAGTACGCACGAACTGAATTGCTTAGTAGGGGTACCGAGACCAGCAAGCACGGGAGTAGCAAGGGTAAATAATCCATCACTTGCGGCATTGTAGTATTCCTTTATGTAACGCATACGGGCTGTGTTGGGTTCTTCCGTGTGGAACACCGTGGCAGCCGCAATCATATAACGAACTTGTGGCGTTTCATAGATTTCCTTTGTGCTTCTGTTACGCACAAGATATTTTTCAATCAATTGTTCCACTGCCGCATATGAATATTGTTCGTCCTTGCCATGATCAATCATGTCTTCCATACGATTCCAGTCTTCTTCACTATACCATTCTAATAGTTCACTAGTGTAAAGTCCTGTTTCCACATTCTTCTTTACAATTTCATACAGGTGAGGAGGATCGTATGAGCCATACACATCCTTACGCAACATTGATAGTCGTTGTTTGCCTGCCACGTACTGATAGTTGGTGTGCCCCACATCGGGATTTGATTCTACGTCAATTAGATCCACTATGGCTCTGAGCGTGATACCATCAATTTCGTTGGTTGTGATACCATCATAAAAATGCAACTGGGCTTTGATCTCTATCATTGACTGACTTACATCTGCTATGCCTGCACAAACCTTGGCTATCTGTGCCTGCCATTTTTCTAATGCTAGTGGTTCACGGCGACCACTGCGTTTTTGTACTGTTATTTGCTTCATTGTTACCTAATTTGTTGTTGTATTTGCTCTTGCGTAATGCTGTGTTGGGGTTTGGAACGCCCTAAAGTGATATTTAACATCTGCTCTGGATCCCAATTCAGTATATATTTCTTTTTGGCAACCAGGACTAAATTGTCGCTACCAAACTCCGCCAACACAGCATCCTGCAGATCTGCACGATCTAGCATAGTTATAGTATACAGGATTCCTAGTCCGCGAGCAAGAGGACAATAGATATCATCGCTCAATAATTGCCAGGGATCTGGCCAACTGGCACGATCGTCCCAGTGCAAATGATATGCTCGCCAGGGGGTTTGAAACCACCATGAATTGATGGCTCGGAGTGCTGTTTCTACATCAGCGGTGGCGGCTTGTTGACGGAGTTGTGCCCAACTCTCAAGCCTTTCGGCAAAAGTTCGAGGCCACATTAGGCTAGTTTTGTAACTGAATAATAAATGGTTCCGTTACTACCAGTTGAGGTAGTGGTGTATTTGACCGTGACCACACTGCCAGATTCGCTTTGAGTAAAAGTCACACCTGGTACAGAATTTTGTACGCCATCATCTACACCTTGTATTCCTGTACCGGACGAGTCAGTTCCTACTACCACTGTGTAGTTTCCTGTTCGCACAGCCGTGCCTCGCACGATGGTGTAATCAAACTTTATGGCCTTGATATAAATTGCATCAAACGTAAACAAAGTAATGTTGGTAGAGTTGTCTGTTAAGGCATCGGTAATACCAGAGGTACGCTGATAAACTCCCAATGCTAATTGATTGGCCTGGTTGAAAGCATTTGCAGGATTGGCATTGATTGCTGGGTTCGACCCATTTTTCCAGAATACAAAGTTACTGACATTCATACCCAGTGCAATACCATTGAGGTCATTGAGTTTGATTCTCGGCTTGAGTGCTGTGGCGTACGGATTCGAACGTTGGAACATATCGCCTACGCTGACATTATCAATTCCGTTCATGTCGATCACTGGAGTGGCAGGATTAGTTGTGCCGTTAAAACTATTGCCTACATCATAGAATATATTATATGCTGAACAATTGAGTCCCACATTCACTATCACTATGCCTTCTGCATAGATATTATCAAAGTTGTTGGCTATAATACGGAAGCCAGTTGGGCCCACAGTTGGTGCCACAGCATTGCCTAAGTAGATCCCTTGATACAATGTGTCAAATGAGCAATTACTAATTGTGGCTCCTTGAATTTGCTCGTCAGTGTTGCTGCCATATACCATGCCAGAGAACGAACAATGATTCCATTCAATATTACTACAAACAGAAGCGTTTGTCGAATTCCAACGAACGCAGGCAGTATTGTTTGTGGACACATTTAACGAACTTGTTGTCTCTGGGCCAGCAATGTTTACACTTTGAAAAGCACAATCTTGTGCGGCTTCAACATAAAATCCATTCATGATTTGATTGGTAGTGAACTTCATTCTAGCTATTTCAAAACTACCCGGTAGTAATGCACCATTGGTTCCGATGTTGTCTCCAGTTTGTTGTATACTATCGGCAGTTCTTGCAATATAACTTGGCAATGTAGCTGGAGTCCAATAAGTGGTATTGCCAATTGCAGTGCCAATAGGTACCGCGCCAGTACTTCTATAATAGCTGGTGCCGTTTTTCACTAACACGCCACCAGCATAGGTAACAGTATTGGTCCATGTTGACACATAAAAATATATAATCGTACTTTCTGGACCATCGCCGTATAGATTACAATACGGCGGTATGTTTAATGTGTCAGAGATAATATAAGTTCCAGCTGGAAAATATAAACTTCTGCGAACACTGGTCAATGCCGCGTTTTGACAATACAATTGATTTAATGCATTATTGATATTGGCAGTAACATCAGTTACACCATCGCCAGTGGCGCCAAAATCTGTAATTATAGCATTACTATCTAGTCTGGACTGCAAACTCTGACTTACAGCGGTGCTTGAGCTTGTGCCAGTTTGTACCGGCGGAAGTAAACCAAAATCTTCTCCCCGATAAGTGTATTCTGTAGCATAATTGAGAATATCACTGAACTCAGTTAACACTTCAGTGTTGCCCACAACAGGTGCACCTTCTTGTAATGTGCCGTTGCCAATGTAAAGTCTGCGTGTGTCTGTTGCCAAGCCCAATTCAGCGCCGGCCAAAGGAGAGGGTAAGTCTTGTGCTAAACCCTTGCGTTGTGTGATTCGTGATATTTGTACAATTGCCACAGTAATAGTCCTTGCGATATTACATATTTAGCAAGTAGTACTGTTCGACCTTTTTCCACCATAAGTCCCGATAACGGTCGTATTCTTGGCCTTCCAGCACAAATTCCTGGTATTGGGGCTTTCCAATGATGTTGTGTTGTTCGTCTAAGTCCGGTTTAACACACATCAAAATTACGCCTTTTCGTATTCGTGTACCGTGCAATTCATTATGTGCTTCTGCATAGGCACATAGTTGTACAAAGTAATCATCAATCCATTCACGCTTTTTGGGCCGGTTGGTTTGCTTGTAGTCTAGTATGGCTTCTTCATTTAAATGTATGCCCGCGCCGTCTGTTGTGCCTGCATACACACTAGGAAAATACAATGGAACTTCAATTCCCCAAAATTCACCTACATTCTTTAGTCCTTGATCAATTACCACATCCGCCATTGCGTGACTGGGCCAAGAGAAGGGATTTGATCCACGTTCTTTTCGTTCGCCTGTTTTGACATAGTGTTCAAGATAGGTGTGCATACGTGTGCCGCGATTGGCGGCTTCAGTGGTGATCTGTTGTGCTTTTTCTGCGCCCACACGACGACGCCATTGATTCAGTGCTTCAACTTTTTCTGGTGGTTTGGTCTTGTCAAGGATCGTGGTCACACTAGGTAAGTTGTTGCCATCTGGGGTGGCGTAGTAACGCTTGCCCTCTATGGTCACGCGAGGAATTGGTTGATAATCAAATTTTGGATTGTACATATTTCAAGTGAGAGTTGTATATATTTTGGTGTGTGCTAGATAGTAAGTCAAATAGTTTTGAATTTAATTGATAACTGTTGGTATTTGTACGGTTGTCGTAGTCGGCAGTGAATTCTAAATACTGTGTGAACAATGTTTGTGTATCTGTTGGGTTGTTTTGTGTTGTGGCTTGCATGGCAGAAAAATATCCCCTGAGCACATCAGTTTGTTTATATTTTTTAAAAACATTGTGATCAACACACTGGTCTAACAATACCGTTAATTGCAGGCGGTATTCAAATGGTAAACTTTCTACCATTAACATTTCTGGATTATACAAATGTATATTAGATAACCATAAATCAGTTTGTGTTTGATCTGCCCAGTTTTCCCACCAGTCCAAGAAGTCCACAGCGTAAAAGATATTGTTTAATGAAAATACTGGACTAACACTTAGCGAAAATTTGTTAGGGTATTGCGACGATAAAGTTTTGAATGTTTTTAGGTTATCTTGTATTTTGTTAAATCGGGCCGGCCAGCGAACATAATGATAATTTTCACCCACGCTATCTATGCTTGACAAAAATTGTACACGTTGAAATAACGTAAACTTTTCCAAAAACTTGTCAGCAATGTTAGGAACCAAACTAGTAGTAATACGTAAAGTGGTTGTGCTGGCTAGATTTTCTGTAATAAGCCAATCAACTAATTTTGCAAACCCTGGCTGAATCATTGTTTCACCACCAATTGGGTGTACAATAAAATTGTCAGTTTCTGAATGCTTGGCCCGAATCATACGAGTTATTGTGTCCCAAAGAATCTCGTCAGACGAAATATCAATTTCATATTCCGGACTGGTGGGACGAGTCATTAACTTTGACCATAAACTGCTGTCAGTTTCATTACAACTACGGCAAGCCAGATTACATAGGTTGCTGAATTTCATACCAATTTGAAATTCATTTGTTTTTTTATTTTGCTTAAACTGTTCTAAGTCAGCAACCGTGTGTCCTATTAAATATTTCACACGCTCACTTTGCGCTTGGTTTTGTTCTTCTGATGTACACCTCCAACAAGAGTTGGGTACCACATCCTGTGCCATATCTTGCTTGACCTTTTCTATAAAATCAAGATCCAAAGTATTGTTGGTGCTGGATAAGTCTAAGTTACAGCAGGTTGTTATTTTACATTTATCATTATAATATCTAAAATCATAAACAGCGTAAGGTGCCGTGCAGAATGCAGGATTATTTTTAATCCATTCTATTGTTTGGGTGGTCATACTCTAAATGATTCTCCGCAACCACATCGGTCACGTTCATTAGGATTGCTAAATTCAAAACCTTCGTTTAGTCCTTGACGCACATAGTCTACTGTCATATTTTTAAGATAGATGTCGTCTTTATGATTTACTAGTACTACAAAATCATTTTGTGCATAGTTGGTAACATACGGTTCAGACTTGTATTCTTTAACGTATTCTAACACATAAGCAAGTCCCGAGCAACCGGTAGTTTTTACGCCAAGACGAATACCAGCATAGTTTTTGGCTGTGACTAATTTTTGTATTTTTGTTCGAGCCGCGTCAGTGAACGATATCATAGGATTTACGATTTGAAATATTTGTTAGAATTTGTTGTTTACAATTCTGAACACAGGTGCTATGCCATTTTCCAAGTTGGAGACTTTGCTCCAGTGAACCATTGAACAATGGATTATTTAATATTTTTTCCATGCTATTTAATAGCAAATTCTGATTGTCAAAACCCTGAGATAAATTTTCTAAATAAGTTTGTCCTACGTAATTTAATTCAGTATCAAAATGCATCATACAACAAGGTAGCACATGCCCTTGATACCCAATATATACATGGCCATTTTTGCCCCAGGGGCAATTTTTATCTAATACTTTATTGATTTTTATTGTTTTACTTGGTGTATTTTTAAATGTCACTGACGACGGAATATTAATATCAGGTGGGGAGATATAATGAGTTTGATTGTTATATATAACTGGCCATTGCGCCAATCCTTTAAATCTCTCGATCTGACATCTTATATAAACAATTTTTTCACAACCCAGTTGTCTGGATTGATTCTCAACTTCCTTTGTCTGATGTTGATTATGTTTGAATACAATCATTTTCCAAATTGCACGTCCACCAGATTCAGTAAATGTTGAAAGATTTTTTATAATAGTCTTATAGTTCAATCCCAGGCGATACAAATGATTTGTATCAGCCAGACCATCTATACTAAATTGTACTATTAAAAAAGGATATTTTTTAGCAAGATTTTGCCACCAACTTGCATTACGAATACTACCATTGGTGGTAAGCACCACAGTTGGCGCAACTTTCATTGATGCAAATGCGTCTAATAGAATATCTATGTCGGGATTCATTAATGGATCCCCTTTGTCACCTTCAATTATGATCTTTGTCAACGAGGTCATTTGGTCAAGTTGCAAATTTGGTATTATCGTTGAAAAATCTAAATTTAAAAGTTTTAAATTAGGATGTAGGATTCCTGTGGATTCAAAAACATCATGATTGGTTATGTTAAATCTAGGGCAATGCGGACACTGTGCATTGCAGTAGGAAGAAGGTTCAAACGTTAAAGTCTGAATATCTGACAGATTCATTGAACATGCTTTTTGCGATAGTCCTCTACCGCGGCTTTGATGGCGTCTTCGGCAAGAATGGAGCAGTGGATTTTGACTGGGGGGAGAGCAAGCTCTTCAGCAATTTCGCTATTTCGTATGGATCCTGCTTCCTCAAGTGTTCGACCTTTGACCCATTCTGTAACGAGACTTGAGCTCGCGATGGCGGAACCGCACCCGTATGTTTTGAATTTTGCATCTGTAATAATTCCATCTGTTACTTTTATCTGTAACTTCATAACATCTCCGCAAGCAGGTGCACCAACCATACCAGTGCCAACGGTATCGTCAGTAGTGCTAAAACTGCCCACATTTCGGGGATTTTCATAATGATCGATTACTTTTTCTGAATAGGCCATTATCGTATATCCTCAGTGTGTTTGTGTTTGGTAGATTTTTTAAGGATCTTGAACCAAACTTTCTTTTCTTTTTTGCTATCGTGTGCAAAGATAGCACTGTATAATTTTTGTCTTAACTGTCGTAGTTTCATTGTCTGCAAGTCCTTGTTCTATTGATGGTTCCATCTGGTTGTTGTACTTCTATCCATTCAGAACATGTTTGTGTCTGACCATAGTAAACTGTGGGAGGTACAGTGGTAGGTTGAACTATTACCGGTTGTTGTACGATCACTGGCTGTTGGTTGCGAGCGATTTCATAACCAATTACACCACCGATGATGGTAGGAGCCGCCCAGCCGTAATTGGGTCCTGGATAGTATCCGTGATGATGATGATAGTATCTGAATCCTGGTTGTGCCATTGCTGACACAGACACAGTTAAAAAGAACAAAGCGATGAGTTGTTTCATACAGACCTCCTATTGTGGTAGTATACTATATTTAACGTTTTATGTCAACCTTTGGTTGACTAATTTGGTTAGACGCCGCGGTCTTTGTTCATTGCCGATTTGGCTGCCGAAGCCACAATGTCTTGTGCTTTGTTTACGGGCATGGCAACATCTGGGGTACCAGCGCCCTTGAATGCTAAAATTTTTGTATTTGGATCCATTGGTTCCAACAGGTTGCTGAGTGGTTCTTGACTCACAATATCGGCTAGATTTTGGGGAGTAACATTGATGTCCAAATCATTGGCCAGTTTGATAAACGCATCCTGGCTGATTTCTTTTTTGGCATTGGTATCATTAGCACGACCATTAAGAAACTGTACCAATCCTGACAGTTGTGCTGGGTTAGGCGGCGGCGCCATTCCCATGCTACTGTCAACTTCAAAAATTTTCATTATCTCTTGGCGCGGCCTAATGCGGCAGCAGGAGGTTCAGCACCGGCTTCTGCGGCAGCGGCATCCAGTGCGGCATCTGCACCCATGTCAGCACCCATGTCAGCACCCATGTCGGCACCGGCAGCGGCCATATCGCCTGCACCAGCGGCAATGTCAGCACCCATTGCACCAGCGGCCGCGGCACCTGACGGAGCTTGGCCAGTTACAACACCTAGAGCGGCATCAAGTTGTTGCTTGGCACCTCCCAGATTTTGTATCAGGCCAGTCAAGGCGGCAGTGGCATCTGTATTAAATTGTGTGGCTTGATCAATGCCAACTTGGTTCTTGATCGAGTCGACCAGAGCTGGCAATTCTTTAAATTGCAATTCTGAAACATCTTCCAACATGCCTTGCATTTTGTCAACCATGTCTTGAGCGGCCAACACAACTTGAGCCTGTTGTACTTCTGATTCGTTAAGGCGTTTCATTGCACGACGTAGTCGGCTTTCGGCTTGCATCATTGCGGCACCAGCTATTAATTTTTGTTCTTCTGGGGTCAGTGCTTGACCGGCAGTAGATTTCTTTAACGCGGCTGCCAATTTAGGATCTTGTGGTGGCTTTGCACCGGCAGCAGGTGCGGCACCTGGCTGAGTGGCGGCACCAATGGCACCGGGTTGTGCAGGGGTACCAGCAGGAGCACCGACTCCGCCACTTGGTGGAAGTGTGGTTTGCATTTCTTGTAGTCTAGCACTCAATGCCTGTTCCATCATTACCAGTTGCAAATATTTGGGATTTGTTTCACTGCGGTGACGAGCTGTTGTGCCACGGTGTTCTTTTAATACACCTTGTACTTTGCCCAACATCACACGAGTTTGGCCACGGTTTAATTGGTCAAAACGGATACGTGAACCAAAGTAACTTTCGAATACTTTGGCGATTTGTTTACTTGGCTTGGGAGCCGCTAGTTCTTGCAGTTTCATTATTGAATCCTCTAATCTGTAGATATTTAGCCCGATTTACACA